GTTGAAGATGCAGTTTATTGGATGGGTGTTGATACGTTTTATGTTTATGGAGGCGGTCAAACTATACAATTGCCATGCACTGTAAAAGACAAGGTATTTTTAGATTTCAACTTTGAAGAGCGTGATAAAGTTCATGTAGGTTTAAACTCTGAGTTTAGTGAGATCTTGTGGTTTTATCCATCTTCTGCTGGAACAACTGTAGATAAGTATGTTGCTTATAATTATTTAGAAAAAGTTTGGTATTATGGCACACTTGCAAGACAAGCATGGTTAGATAGAGGTATAAGAAATCTTCCACAAGCAACAGGAAATCAATATCTTTACAACCATGAAGTAGGGTTTGATGATGATGGATCTGCTATGACATCATTTATAGAATCTTCTGCTATTGACATAGGTGATGGTGATAAGTTTGTGTCATTAAAACAAGTCATACCTGATATAACATTTAACGGATCTACAAGTGTTAATCCTGATGTATCATTTACTATGAAATCAAGAAATAATCCTGGTGCTAATTTTAATCAAACTACAGAGAATACAACACAAAGATCTGCAACTACACCAGTGGAGCAATTTACACAAAAGTTAGATTATCGTTTACGAGGAAGGTCTTTTTCTTTAAGAATAGATTCTACATCACTTGGAACAAAATATAAATTAGGAACGCCAAGAGTTGATGTCAGGGAGGATGGTAGACGCTAATGCTTATAACCAGTATTCCTCAATATATTCAAGGTATTACAAATGCAAAGGTAGATTTAACCACAACAAATCTTACAACTTTGTTTACAGTTCCAAGTGATGCCGATTTTAATGCAGCAATAGTAAATTCTATTCTAGTATCAGAAGATAGTGGCAATGCAGATACAATAACAGTTACACTTGTAAGTGGCAGCGATACGTTTAGTTTATTTAAAGTCAAAGCCGTGGGAGCTAACACAACTGTAGAATTACTTACAAAAGATTTAATATTGCAAAGTGGAGAGATATTAAAAGTGCAGGCCGCAACTGCAAACAGATTACATGTTGTAGCCAGTATCCAAGAGTTATCAAAGACAAGAGTAACAACGAGTGCAATATCAAGAATTTAAAAGGTATATAGACGAATTTGTTAAAATAAGATAAGGTAACAATATGAGTTTAGGTAAGTTAATAAAAAGTTTAGCACCAATTGCCATAAGTGCTTTTGCTGGGCCAGCAATAGGACAAGGTATAGGTCAATTATTTGGTACACAAACAGCACTAAATCCATTTATAACAAGAGCATTAACTGGTGCTGCTACATCAAAATTATTAGGTGGTAAAAACAAAGACGCAGTTAGAGATGCTCTTTTGGCAGGTGTCGGTGGTATGGCAATAGATAATTTTACTGGTCAACAGACGCCAGTAGACAGAACTACTGTTCGCACACCTACCTCTGGAGAAAAGTTACCTTTTGCGATGACAAGAAGCGAACAAGTTGTTGATTCTGGAGCATCAGGAATAAAAAAAGCACCAATAGAAAATGTAAGTAAACAAATACAAGGAGTTGCACCCAAGACATTTAGCGGTGAATTATTGCAAGCTGCTGGTGTAAGTGACGATAATTTATTAGCTAGATTGTTAAATACTAGAGTTGGTGAGGGTTTAACTGCTGGTTTAATAGCACAATTGCTAGCTGGTGATGATGACGAAGAACAAGCTCGTGAGTTTGAGCAAAGACCTTTTGGATTTGGTGGCCCTGGTGGTCAGCTTGGAGGCATAAGATTTGCAGCAGATGGCGGTCCTATGAGTTTTCCAAGGCGTAATGGTGGTATAGACCCATCTGAGGGCTCTGGCACGAAAGACGATGTTCCAGCAATGTTGATGGCTGGTGAATTTGTTTTGACTAAAGATGCAGTAAAAGGTCTAGGTGATGGAAACCAAAGAAAGGGCATACAAAGAGCCTATGATATGATGGATAAACTAGAGGCGAGGGCGTAATGGCAAACGGCACAGTTACATACGAAAATATACAGAGATTACCACCTTTTCTTGAGGGATTGCAAAAAAGATTATTGCAAACTGGATTTGGTGTATTTGATGGTGAAGATCAAACAACGCCAGGTTTATTAGATAAGCCATTAGGTCTACCAGGATTTCAAGTAGCTGGTGCAGATCCATTAACAACAAGAGCAGCAGAGCTGGGCGAACAAATGGTTGGCACTGCGAGGCCTTTTCTTGAGGGTGCTAGAGATCAAGCTTTAGCTGGACAACAAGCTTTAACTAGTGGCCTTGGCTTTTTACAACCAGAAAGTATAAGTAGATTTCAAGATCCATTTCAACAACAAGTTATCGATGTTGCTATGGGTGAACTTGATCGTCAAGCAGCCATGCGTAGAGCTGGTGAAGACGCTCAAGCAATTAGAGCTGGTGCTTTTGGTGGCTCAAGACAAGGTGTGCAAAGATCTGAGACAGAAAGGGGTCTGCAACAAGTAAAAGCAGACACATTATCAAAGCTTTTATCCAGTGGCTTTGGACAAGCTTTAAAAGCTTCACAAGAAGCTGGAAGATTATCAGGTGGCCTTGGGCAGGCATTTGGTACTTTAGCAGGAACTACAAGTGATGTAGGGCGTTTGCAACAAGCATTAGGACAAGCAGATATATCACAACTTACACAATTAGGTGCGTTAAGACAAAGACAACAACAAGCAGAATTAGATGCACAAAGAGCTAATCTAATGCAACAAGCACAAGAACCTTTTACTAGATTGCAAATAGGTCAAAATTTGTTACAGGGGATGCCTAGTGCAAGCATTCCTTCAACATTTACACAAGCTACACAACCCGCTGCTAATCCATTTTTACAAGGGATAGGTGCTTATACTACATTATCACAAATAGCACCTTTTAGTGGTGGACCAACAGCAAGAAGAGCGTAAAATGGCACCAAGAAGAATAGGATTAAGTGGGGTTGAGGTTGTCTCTCCTGAATTACGACAGGCCCTTGGTATTAAAAAACCAACTAATCTATTAGATCCTGCACAAACAGCACAAAGACCAGGTGGATTAGGTGCTATATTTTTTCCAGAAAGTAAAATTCAGTCTGCACAAGCAAGGGCTATGTTAGGTTCAGGTATAACAGGTGAAGGTGTTTCACCTGGCATACAACAAGCCCTTACTGGTAGTCCCATTGGTGCTCCCTCACAAGCAGATCTAATTGATGTCCTTAATGAACGTCAAGACCCAATTAAAAGATCTGCTGAAATAGTTGATGATTTTAGAGAATTAAATGACGCTCAAGTAATTAATAACGCTTTAAAAGGTCTTGAATCTGACATAGACCCCAAAGCTCAAACTGCTCAACAAACAACAGATAAATCTACGAGTGAAACAAGTGAAGTTGTAGACACAAGTTTTGATAGTGATGTAGATGCAGACAAGCCAAGAGATGAAAATTTAACTGCAGCACAAAAAGCTACAAAAACTGCGTTAGATCAATTTATAAATGAGGCTAGACCTGGAGTAAGTCCACAAAATTATGATGATTACATTAAAGAATTTGGTGAGGCAACAGGATTAGATATATCTGGAGATCCAGATACCAAACAAGCTTTAATGTCTTTTGGTTTGGCTCTTATGCAAAACAGAGCTGGTAAAGGTTTTAATTTAAGCAACATACTTGGATCTGTTGGTGAGGCTGGTGAGGCAGCATTGCCAGAGTTTAGTAAAGCAGTAAGTGAGGCAAAAGCGATAAGAGCCAAAGCTGGTGCATTTGCCATTAGTAGAAAGAAAGAAGATCAAGCAGCAGCCATGAATAGATCTAATTATTATATTATTCCAAAAGGTACTGTTGGTGGTATTAAAGGATTAGCACAAAATTTTGAAAAAGGTCAAAATGTCAGATTAAATAGTTTTGAGTTAAAAGCACTTGATGAAAATGAAAAGTTTAATGAACAATATGAAATAGTCCCAGACTCTGTTTATAAAAAAGCTGCCGAAGCATATTTTAAAACACCAGAATATGGAGATAAATTCTTATCTGGCAGAGAGAACTTAGCTTTGTTTAATGATGCACCAGATGATTTATCTATATCAATAGCAAGAGTTAATCAAAATTATAAAGGACCTGATATGCCAAAACTTGGGTTTTACAACGCAGCTAATTATGAAGATGATTTTAAAAAGCTAGAAAGAGTTGACAAAGACTTAGATAAAATTGCTAAAAAATTAAGTACAGCCTTTAGGATTACTGATGAAGGCAAAGTGGATTTTTTTGGTCAAATGGCAGATGGTGCTACTAGTTTAGCTAGAGCTTTTGGTGTTGATCTTGGTGATAGAAAGGCAACAGATACAGCAACAGTTACATATTTATTAGAATCTATAGCAGCACAGAAAGCACCACAAATATTAGGTGAGGCAGGTAAAACCATATCAGATGCTGATAGAGAAAGAGTACAAAGAATTGTTGGTCAATTGAAAAAACTTACAGATCCAGAGACAGCTAAGTTAGCCATGAAAGAAGTTTATGAGCTTATTGTTATCGAAGGTAAAATGGATGTTCAACAGGGTTTATCTACACTGAACAG